CGGGAGTGCTGATCCTCCGGCCAGCGGCTTTTTTTGGAGCCACTGTCGGTCAATTGGAGATAGGCATAGCGAAGTTTTTCCTTGTCGATGACGGCGCAGATGAATTTGGGCAGGATGCCGGATGCGTTGATCGCATCATCGCGGGACGCCGCCCAAACGTTCCGAGAGCAGAGTTTTCCGTGGGATGTTCGGTAGTAGATGATCCATTGCGCGTCCTCTTCGTTGCCCTCGAGCATGATCCCTCCTTATATAAGGGCGAGGCTCCCTGTCCGAAAGGCGGAAAACGGACAGTCCGGGAGCCCCGCAAATGGGCGCCTCGCGCGACGAGTAACGCGCCGGCACCCAGGGTGTACTGAGTGGGTCAAAACCCTGTAGGGTCAAATGCCCCAATCCTTGACTTCAGGCCCTACGGGGCCGGGTTCTTTCATTCGGCTTTGGTCCTGTTCTTTGAGGATTTGGAAGATAATGTCCTCGTTGATGCGCCGTACGGCGGCCACCTCGTCCTGTGTTGGCTTGCGTCCGGCCCCAATCTGCCCTATGATCCAGTAGGATACCAGTCCGACGAGGGCCGTTGTCGCGATCGAAGAGAGAACCACCGAGAAAAGGGCCACCTGCTCCATGCCCAAAGGATCGCACAAGAAGGGCGAATTGACAACCGCCAAAAAGAAGAAAGTTGTCCGGCTGCCCGATGCGGCAAGGCCCAATGGGGTGACGCCGCGGGAGGCTCTGGTGCGCAAAATATTGCGTGAGGGCGTGCCGGCGGAGGATTCCGCGTTTGTCGAGCAGTTGTTGCCGGTCATCGGCGACATGGTCTATCTGGTGCGGATGGCAACCGACGGCGATCCGTCCAAGGTATCCGATTTGATCCAGAATCCGCGCTCTTTTTGGCCGGGGCTGGTCCGTGGAAACCACGGGGCGTTGTTGGGCTACATGCTCACGCGATCCATGCGCGAATATATGACGCGGGAGAGCAACGCAGACCCTCTTGATCACGGCAAGTTCATGCTCAAACTCTTAGAATACGCCGAGAAGGTGAAAGATGGCCCAAAACAAGCGGATGAAGTCGGTCGATCCCGCAATAACACGTCAGATCGTGGATCTTCGCGAACTTCCGACCAACTCCTACAGGGCATGGAAACGCCGGGCGAAGAAAATACGGGATGAAGGAGACTCAGACGAGGCCGTTCGATACGCCCTCTCCCGCGCCTACGTCTCAGACGACGGATTCGAGCCCTTCTGTATCGACATTATGGGGTTTCGGCAGATCAGCCCCTCATTTCATGCCCCCATCATCGACCTGATTTCCGATTTATCCGTTCGGCGCCGCATGCTCCAGGCATTTCGCGGCTCGTTTAAGTCCTCTATCGCCACCATCGGGCTTTCCTGCTGGCTCATGGCCCGGGAAATGGCGCTTCGGGGAACATGCAACCAGCGCATCCTCATCGGATCGGAACGCCTCCATCTCGCCGGTGAGTTTTGCGCCGCGATCGGGCAAACGGCCTCCACGCCGGGCATTTTCAGCGATCTATACGGCAACCACAAGACCGGAGCCTATCTTCACTTCCCCGGACGAAAACGATCCACCCGCTGGCACAACACGATCTTCACCAGCGCCTTTCGCTCGAAACTGACCCTCAAGGACGCCACGATTTCTTCGACTTCCGTGGACTCTCCGCGCGCCGGCGGCCATTTCGACGCGCTTCTCTTTGACGATTTGCAGGCCCAAACCAACGCCAATACGTTAGAGTCCATCGAAAAGGTGTGGACGTTCTTCAAACTCCAGACGCCGCTGCTCGACCCCCAGGTGCAGCAGGATATGCTCGTTACGCCCTCGGGGCTCACGGTAATCGAACAAACCATCCAGCAACTCGCCTGCACGCGCTGGCATTTCGATGACATTTATCACCGCATAATGGACCTCGATGCCAAGAAACACGAGAGCGACCGCTACAAAACCTTGATCCTGCCCGCCGAGGACCAGGATGGGCTTCCGACGTTCCCCGAACGGTTCCCGCGGGAGAAACTCGACAAGATTCTGACCGAAATCGGACCCGATGACTACGCCCGCCAGTATCTTCTCCAGCCGCTGGCCTCGAGCGAACGCAAGTTCTCGCCGGACTGGATTCGCTACGTCACCAGAGAGGAGGCCCGCCGCCTGCTGGAAACGCGGTCCAATGTGTACGTCACCGCCGATCTGGCCTACACCGAGCAATCCTACATCGACGCAGGCCGCGGTTACAAAAACAGCGACTACACCGTCATTTTCACAGTCGTCGTGGATGAGTTCTGGAATTACTACATCGTCGATGCGTTCAGAGAAAGGGTGTCCAAACTTGACGCCGTGGAAGAAATCTTCAGACAGGCTAACTTCAACAACGCCCTCGCAACAGCCCTCCAACGTTACGACCGCTCGATGATTGACGAGACGATCCAGCAGTATGCCCACGAAGAAAACGAGTACATCTACTACGAATACGTCTCCTATCCGTCGAGAAAGACCAAGAACGACCGGATCGTCACGGCGCTTCAGGGCCTCATGCGGCAGGGGAAAATCTTCATTCTCGAAGGACTGAGCTGGCTTGAGGAAGAGTTCATCCAGTTCCCGCTCTCCCGGCACGACGACGGCCTCGATGCCCTCTGCAATGTCATCAAAATCTCATCCCCCGATGCCGCCGCAACAGACGAGCGAGAAGAACGCTCCGCGGGAGAGGTCCGATCCCTCATTGCCACCGCCGCTGATCTTTCCGGCTCCAGGAAGCAGCCCACATGGGATACCCTCTGAGGGTTCCGCATTATAGAGATTTTTCCTTTAAATCGTACGGCAGCCCCCCGTTGCGCATTGCAGAAATGTTCCGCGTGAAACACGCTAGGGATGAAATCATCTGGTTGGGTCAAATCACCCAAAACAGGGGTTGAGCCTGGGGCGCACAGATGCGAACGGCAAAAAACAAGTCGGATGGGAGAGCTCCTTCATGGTGTCCGTCGAACGTGTTTGTGCGCCGCCTCAGCCCCTACTACGAACACCAGCTCGGGAAATGGATCTTCTCCGCCGGCCAACTCGAACGCGAAATGGACAGGCGCGGGCTGATCTCGCTGGATGCCTGCGGCGTGCATGATCCCCTGTCCATTGTGGGGCAAAAGACCCAAAAGCCCGTCGGTTCCCGTCGAGAATTTCTCAAAACCTACAAACAGATCCTGGAAGAAGGCGTGTAGTGGCCGTTTCTCTCGTTGAAACACAAAACGCTCAAGAGGATATGCGGCTGGTCGGCAGCCTGGGCGAACTCTATCGTGGCGCCCGCAGAAACCCAGAACATCGAACGGCAATGGGACAAGTCGATGCGCTGGTTCAACGGCAAACAGGAGCCGGCCATCCGCGGCGATCGCAAGGCGGTCACCGTCACCAACATTGTTTTCGCTCAGATTATGACGATTCTCCCGATCCTTGCCAATCGGGAGCCGCGAATCAGCCTGACCCAACTCGACGGCGACAAAAACGAAAAGACCTATGAACTCGAGCGGATCATTACCCGGGTGATCCGGCGAAACGATTTCATCGCCATCCAGACCCGCGCCGTGTTCAACGCGCTCCTTTTCGGTTCGGGATATTTCAAGACCGGATGGGACCGCACCCGGCTTCGGGGCCTCGGGGATATTGCCATCATGTCCCCGCCTACGGCAAATATGCTGTTCTCGGCCCCCGACGGGCGCCTGGAGAACGCCAACTGGATCATGGAGGCACGGGAACTCGATCGCGCGACCGCCCTTCGCCTCTATCCGAACGCCCGCGCCCTCATAAATAAGGTATTCCGTACAAAATCCATTATAACGGACAGAAAGAACGGGGTGCCGGACACCGAGATCACGTCATATCTCTCGCAGGGGATTGGGACGGCGTCTTCCCCGAACCCGACCCTGACCACGAGCACGCCTGTTCAGGAAATGCACAAGATCGGGCCGCGGCTGACGTTCATTGACTGCCTGATTCGGGACGAAGAAACTGTTGAGGTGATTGAGAGCGATGCCGACCCCGGGCGTCCGGTGAAAAAATACGCGACGGGGCGGCTCATCAGTTTCATCAAAGACACCAATGTCAAACTCGATGACCGCCCCAACCCGTATACGAACTTCCCCTACGCCCGCGTAATGAACTATGACGTACCGGGCCATCCCTACGGGGTTGCGGAGACAACGCACCTGATGCCAGTTCAGAAACAGTTTAACGTGCGCATGAATCAGATCGTTGACCAGATGAACTTCGCCAACAACAAGATGATGTTTGTGGAGCGTCGATCCGGCCTCGACGCATCGACCGTGACAACGGCCCCCGGCGGAATCTATCAGACGATCCAGAACTCGGGGATCAAGATCGAGGACTGGGGCCAGCCCTCAACCGCCGCGTTCCAGATGGTGACGATCTACCAGCGATTCTTTGAAATGATAAGCGGCGTGCGCGAAGTGACGCAGGGCGAAGTCCACGGAGACGTGCGCAGCGGATTCGCCGTCCAGCAGCTGCAGGAGGCCGCGCAAACGCGCCTTCGCCTCAAAACGCGATTTCTCGAACAAGCCGTTCGGGACGTGGTCCGACATATCATCGACCTTGTGGGGATCGCCTATCTGCCCGGCAAGCACTACAACAAGAACGTCAACCTCAAGGGCTCGTTCTCGGAACTCTACGACATCGACGTGCGCAGCGGGGTCAATCTCCCGTCCTCCCGCGTTGCCGAACAACAGATGGTGCAGTGGGCGTTCTCACAGGGCATTGCCGATGAAGAATACGTTGTCAAATCTCTCGATCTTGATGAACCGGATTCGCTGATCGAACGCATGCGCCCCATTTGGGACGCGAAACGTCAGGCGATCCAGGCTCAGGCGCAGCAAGTCGCCGCGCAAGCAGAGGGCCAACAGGGACAACAGCAGGCGCCTGTCGCGCCACAACAAGGAGCATCCTAATGCCGGGTGGCAATAATCCCGCGGTCGCCGCCGCAATCCAGAATCTTGTCCCGTCCCAATCACAGGCGCCGGCCAACAATCTTCCGCGTCCAGGCCCTGGCCCACAGGCCGCGCCGCCTCCGCAGGCCGGTCCGGCCCCGCAGGGTGCCCCGGCTCCGCAGGGCGCTCCGGCGCAGGCAGGCGGGCTTCTTCAGGAGATGAAGGCCACGATGGAATCGGCGATTGCCATGATCCAGCGCGGAGAAAACGGCGTCGGGCGCGTGCTCGCCATCATCATTCGGCAACTTCTTAAATTACAGGATCAGGGGCTTCCCCTGTTCCAACAATTTCTTCAGGCCCTCATCCAACTCGCCCCGGGATTGAGCGATGACATGAAAGAACAGATTCAGCCGTTTTTCATTCTCGCCAAAAAAATCCTGGGGAGAGTTGGTTCTGGAGGACAACCCGCGGCTCCCGGAAGTGCCGGAGTGCCGCAAACACCCGCAGGGATTCCCGGGCCACAACGTGTCGCCGGGGTTCCGGCAGGGCCTCCGCCGAATGCCGGCGGATAAACCACCCCAAACGCCAAGCGCCGATACGGGCGCCGTGAAAGGCAAGTGGATATGACGACAGAAAATGCACAGGATCAAGCCGCGATGGAAGAAGCGTTGAATCAGGCGCCGCCCGATGCCCAAAGCGCGCCCGATGGACAGGCCGGCACCGAACCGAACGCCCCGGCAGGCGCATCGGCGGAACCGGCCCCTGTCACACTCGACCCGGCCATCCTCAAGCAGATCGAAGAAGTGGCTCCCGGCATGACGCCCGAAGGGCTCGTGAAAAGTTACCGGGAGTCCCGCGCTGCGCTGGGCAAAACGCAGAACGAACTGAATCAGTTAAAACAGCAATACGAACCCTTCACCCCGGTTCTCGACAAGATCAACAGTGATCCTGAATATGCCGCAACCCTTGCACGGGCATCCGAAGAATACCTTGGCGGATCAGGCTCGGGCGCGGCAGGCAACACGAACGCCGCATTTGATCCGATTGCGAACCGACTCCGAGAACTCGAAACGCGAATTGCGCAGCAGGACATGGGGCGATCCATCGAGGCGCTCCAGCAGAAGTACCCGCAAGATGTTGACGAAGCCGTGGTCGCAGCGATCAACAATCGCGTGATCCAGACCGGCGACGGCAATGTGGAAGGACACTTTTGGGCACTCATGGGGGAAACGCTCGTGGAACGCGCAAAAGCAAGAGCGCAAGAGGCCGCCGTCAAGGAAGTCGTTCAGAACAATGAACGCTTTCCCGCGTCCGCCGATATTCAGCCCGGCGCCCCGGCAGTCCCCGACATCAGTCAAATGAGCGAGGCCGATCAACTGCGCGAGTTTGCACAAATCCTCGAAGGCGAAGGGTAAGCACGAAAACAAGGAGGCCGCATCATGGCCTACAGTATCGGCCAGATTGAGGCGCTGACTCGTCGTTTCTACGACCCGAGAACCAACGACCTCGTTCTGGACCAGGACGTCGTTTTCAAGAAACTTTACAACTCTGGAGGCGTGAACATCTCCGGCGGAGAAAAGATTCTGGAAACGATTCGTACCAATAAATCAGCCGGTGGGACCGTCAAGGACGGCCAAACCGTTGCGATCAACATGCAGCAGGATCATTCGGCTGCCACGTTCGATCTCAAGCGTCACTACGCAGTGGCGGCGATCGGTCGTACCGAGCAATTGAAAAACGCCGGCGTGTTCGCCGTCAAGCGGCTGATGGACTCCAAGTGGGCCTTCGCCGCAATGGACATCGCGGATGACCTCGCCAACGACATCTTGCAACCGGCGCATCAGCCAACGGAGATGGTTCAGACGGCGTGAACTCGCTCGATACCGTCTGTCAGGATGGATCGGCCACGATCACGGGCGTATCCACAATGCTCGTCGGAATCGACAAGACCGCCGAATCGGCGTGGGCGGGCAATGTCACGAATTGGGCCGGAGCGGCTGCTTCGGGCAAGGCGTGGTCGGATTTCAACTCGTGGTTCCTCTCGGTTGCCGACGGGAACATCATCCCGAACATGGTGCTCATGGGTCCGTCCGTGTATGGCGTCTATACCAACGCGGGCTTCAATCAGCAGCGTCTTGTGGACAGGTCCAATGTCGATCTCGGGTTCCTCGGCGCGAGCCTGAACCAGACGCCGGTGTTCATGGACCTTCACATCACCGATGGCAGCGCAACGGCGACAGACAACCGTGCCTACCTGCTCAATACCAAGTTCCTGTTCCTGCGCACGCACACGGCAGAGAACATGAAGCGGTCCCCGTGGGTCGAGCCGGTGGATCAGATCGGTGACATGGTGACGAAGATCAGTTGGGCAGGAGAACTGACCACGAACGATTGTTCACGGCAGTCAGCGCTCTACAACTTCACCTAGAAAGGAGGGAAGGACATGAGCAACTCGATCTACAAGAGCGGCGTCACCGACCAGTCCTTGTCGCTGGACGACATCGCTCCCGGGCTGACGCTCGGACACGAGCGATACGAGAACGGCAACGTTTACGTGCTGGCGAAATCCACGGGAGCGTTGGCAGACGGTGTGGCCTGTCAGGTGAAAACGGCCTCTGGCGAAGTTGTGGCAACGCCGGCGACCGGGGCGATTGCCCCAACGACCCTGCTTGGGTTCAATAACTCGGGCGTCGTTACGGCTGCAAATACCTACCTGTGGCTGCTTCGCCGCGGGAACGGCTATGCCGTGTCGAATGGAAACATCGCGGACGGACAGTTGTGCAGATCGTCTGCTGGAGGATTGATTTCCGCGACAGCGGGAACGGTCTCCGGTGGCGATGTTATATGCACCGCGAAGGCGGCTCGTACCGGAGCGGGGGTCTTCAACGTCTACGTGCCCTAGCTGACCGCGACGTAGAGACGGAGAAGGGGGCGGGACGCCACCCCCCATCTCTGCCGGAGAAGAATATGGAGACGTACTGGTCCAGTCCAATTGCAGATGGCGCAACGATACAGTGGTTTCGATCGCCGACATCGGGCACGCACTTCTCTGCCGTGGACGAACCCATTGCCTCGCCCGACCTTTCGGACAAACTGTGGACAAACGGACTCGCCAAATCAGAGCGCCTTCTATTCGAAGAGGGGCTGCCGGCGGGATCGTCGGGCACGATAACGGAGATTGACGTGCAATTTCATATCTCTGGTGAGGCGTTTACGAGCACACCGGGAATGCAGGTCGATCTTTACGTGGGAGGGCTCTTGAAGGCAACGATGTCCATCAACACGCTGGTAGCTCCAGCAGCAGGAAAACAAGTCACGTTTTCCGGCTTGAGCATTTCAGCGGCAGACTGGTTGGCCGGGCCAAGAGAGGTTTATTTTACCACGCTGGACGGGGGCGGATTGCCCG